GCTCTTCCGATCTCCCCGCTCATTACTTAAATTGTTTCGCTGCTTCAACGACCTTATTGGTCAGTCCCTTCATTGCATCCCTCGCAGTAACTCCCTCCTTGAACACGTTCGGGTTCGCCCTAATAACTCTCTGATCAAAGACCTCTGTTGCTAATGCATCAGGGTTAGCTTCCATAGCCTCCAATGCACTACGTGCACCAGCCAATCCCAAGAAGTGCGCCATGTAAATCTCATCGAGTGTTGGATCACGATCAAGACTATCCTTCAAGCCTGCAATGTTCCGCTTCGTGAACTCTGCACCTGCCTCAGCATTGGCCTTGGCATCAAACTTGTCAAGTCCCTCACCTGCTACCTCATTCCATGTATCATCAATGAACTGAAACAAACCACCAGCACTGGACCGTGGGTTCTTAGCCTTTGGATCAAGCGCACTCTCGACCTGTGCAATAGACAAGAGGGTGATAGGATCAAGACCGGACGCCTTTGCGGAGTCTCGGATGGTCTGCTCAACGTCTACCTCTGCACCTACACGTGTAAGAGATGCGAAGTCTACAGCCTGCGGCTGCTCGATAGTTGCTGTATCGAAGTCGAAGGTGGACGCAGCTTGCGGCTGCGCCTCCCGTTGTGCTGTGCTAAAGTCGAATGCCATATCACTCACCTGTGGAGAAGACACGGCCATCACGAACTTCAATGCGATTGCCACTAGCATCAGTGTATACTCCATCCTGTGTTGGGGCAAAGCCTGCGGCGTTAGCCTGCTCAGTAATGTCCGTAGTGAACGTAGATGCTGGCGCTACCGCTGGTTGCTCAGTTGCTGACTGGAACTCGTACTTCGTAGTCAGACCTGAGTTAGCCCACTTGTTATTGATACGGTTGACACGGTTGTAACGAGTCACCGCTTCTTGTGCTGAGACAAATGCTGCACTCTCTGCACCTGTACCGCCTAATGCTGCTGGCGCTGGGCGCTGTGTCTGATCAAGGGTGATAGAACCATCGTCTGCGAAGGTCATATTGAATCCACCGATTGACCTATTGAGTGCTTCATTGGCTGCGGACAGCTGTGCTGCCATGACGTTAGCACCGTGACTAGCGAACTTAGGATTCTTCATGGCGTTCTCAATAACACCACCATCCTCAAGCATAGTGACTGCGGTGAACTCACCCTTAGTCTCTACTACGCTACCGAAGTTGCTCATCATAGTCTCAGACTGTACATCCTGCTGCTTCATCTGGTTACGTGCATACACTGCATGCAAGTTAGCCTCACCTTCAGACATAGGAGCCTGCTTCTGTAGGAAGCGGAGGTAAGTCTCGCGGTATACCTGATCAGTAGGTGTGCCATTAGCAAGCTGTACCATCAAGCGATCACCTGCACCAACGCCTGCACTTTCCATCAGCTTAGTATCACCGCCCCATTTGGCGATGGTATCCATGTAGTCCATGAAACCTGCTGGATCACCCAGACCTGCGAACACTGCAATCTCTGGTGTGGTCAGTACGGCATTTGCCTTAGCCATATTCACCATAGAGTTAAACACTTCGGACTGACGATCACCCATGTTGACGATCTGATCTGTCCACTTCTCTAAGTCCTGCTTACGGCGGCCAATCTCCTGCAACAAGTCACCTCGCTGCTTACTGTCCGTAACACCGGCCAACATCTGGGACTTCAGGGATTCAACCATGAGGCCGAGCTGTGCCTTAGCGTCAGCAGTAGAGACAACACCCTGTGGGTTAGCCTGTGCAAGCTGGCTGATACGTGACATGTACTGTCCTGCAATCAGGTTCATACCATCAGTGGCAGCAGTCGCTGCTTTCTGTGTGGTGTACTGTCCGATAGTCATGTTCTGTTTAGATGTGTTAGCATCAAAGGTAAGCTTACGGGCCTGCATTACAATGTTGCGTGCAGTCTCCTCATCCACGTTGTGGGTCTGCTGTACCTCAAAGATGTCAGCTGCAATCTCTTCAGCACGTTTCTGCGTCTCTGTCTTCGGACCAGCTTTAGGTTCCCGCATGAACTGGCTTACAGCTTTAGCTTCTGGGGAGAATCCAAGTGCCTGCTGTGCAGCAGCACGCAGCTCATCTGCAAACTCTGGGGCATCAGCGATAGCATTCTTCAAGATAGCACGTGTACGTACGGCTGCCTCGTTAGAAGGTAGTGCACCGCCTGCCTGTGCAGAGCGTAGGTTACGGAACTCCTCAAGCGCAGCGCGTGACGCAGCATTGCCCTGTAGTGCGGAGTCCTCAAGTGTTTGTAGTCTGCGACTGTCACCGGAACGTAGAATCTCCAATGCCTCAGTCACTGCACCAAGTTCTGACTTGGCTTCTTCCTGTGATTCGCGGATAGCCAGCTCTGTATTACGCTGGACAACTGCACCTGCACCCTGTACCACAGCTTGGGCAATCCCCGCACCAGCCTCGGCTTGAGACTGGGGCAGAGTTGTCTGGGCTAGGCGAGTGTCCTGAATTTCCGCTTGCTGTTGTGGGGAAAATGGACCAGCCATTATTCACGCTCCTCTTTTAAATGTTGTAAAGGTCGTACGATACCTGCATCGTGGAAGATCAGACCTAGTTTCTGTCGATCAACACCTAACTCAGTGTTCATCTTCTCTGGCAGTGTGCGTTCAATGAAGCGTTTAACTTCACGTTCGGCTACTGTCTTAGGTGATTGCATCTTCTCAAGGATGCGTGCCTTAACTTTGCTGTACATTACCGGATCATCTTGATATGCAGCAAGCAGTGTAGACATTAGGGACTGCATCTCGAAAGCTGCTGTCTCTCTCTGCTTCTTATCTCCATGTACGGAGGCAAGACGATACTCATTGGCAGCAAACAACCATGCGTCTGCACGGGCAGCCACCTGTTCTTGGAACTCCTTGTTGCTCTGCTGGATAGCGCGGAAGCGGCTCTCAGCTGTAGCGCGGAAGCCTAAGCCTCGTGCAATCTCAGTAGCAAGGTTAAAGTCCTTACGAATCAAGGTGTTACCATGACGGTCCTGAATGATGTGATGCTTGTGCATCAGGTCAGCAGACAGGGCGTTACGTGTGGAGCTTGGCAACTTGGCAATTGTCTTGAATGCGGATTGCAACTGTAGCTCTGTGAGCTGGCCACTATTATAAGTGGACATCATCATAGGTTCTAGCTGCTTGATTGCATCCCAACCACGGCTAACCACTGTACCACTAGCACCGAATGCCTTGGCAATGAGCGGTTGATCCTCGAACAGTAGCTCTTTCACGAAGGAAGGAAGCTGTCCGAACGGGGCACCACGTGATGCTACATCAACGTCTGCGTCCAATGCGTTCAACATAGTGCCGATGAAAGCACCTTGGTTGATCTGGGTAATGGTGTCACTGTCTAACTCTACACCAAGCGCATCAGTAATCTCGTTAGAGAATGTACCAAGGAAAGGTACACCTGCTGCACCGAACAATGCCATCTGTCCAATCCAGATACGACGCTTCTCTGCTGCTGGGATACCGCCACGTGCCGTACCCTTGAACATCAGCTCGATTGACTTGGTTGCTACCTGCTGGAACTGGGTCATTGTGCCTAGTACCTGCTGCATAGTCGAGGAGTTAGGACCACCCTGCCACCATGCACGGTTAGCTGCGTTCAGCTCAAGCATAGATAGACGGGCGTCTTTGTTGATGTCCAACAGATCATCCTTTGAAGGAAGCTTGCCGGGATTCTTAGCCTTCCATTCCAGATAAGATGCAACGAAAGAGAATCGACGGTTCAACAACTCACCGTTACGGTACAGTAAGAGGGAAGCATCGCTCACCTTCTTCATAGTATCAGCTGTCATGACGCCATACTTATCCGCAACATCAATATCTGCGTTACGGCGCACGGACTGCGGTAGTCCTGACTTTCTCCATGCGGTATAGGCTTCCTCGAATAGAGGAGTGTCAGCGTCTGTAGTCCAACGCTTACTGATAGCAGCGAGGGAGTCTGGGTTACGTACGTTATCAGCCAATGACATACGTGCAAGGTAGGCAAACGCCTGTGGTGCACGCTTAGGGTAGCGTAATGCTGCAACTGTCAAGGCTGCACTCTGCACATACAGCTGTGCTGGCTGCAATACACCGAGCAACAAGTGGGTAGATGCGGAGCGTAGGGACGCTAGTGGATCAGCATGCTTCAGCCACAAGATGGAGTCGATAGCCTCCTTGTTCTGTAGGCCCGGAGCTAAACGTACACCGTCCAGCATCCAATCATGCAAGTGCTGCAACATACCCTGCATAGCTGTCTCCTCACGAGAAGGAATACTGTTCCATGCCTGAATGATGCGGCGTTCGTCCGCTAATGCTTTCTCAATAGGGGAATCCCCCAGCTGAGTGCCAGCAAAACCCTTGTTGTCAATACCATGAAGGTCTACTGTGTTCAGCCAACGTTGCTCATCGCCGATACGCGCCTCGTTCTTGGCAACCAAGTTACCTAAGTGGCGTGCGTTACGGGATAAAGCCTCGTATGCGCCCAGTCGATCCACCTCTTGGCCCGTCAAACCGACAAGGATGTCATCGGATGCACGTGCACCAGAGAATAAACCACCAGTAGAACCCACGTTGTCGTGGATACGCTGCATTGGGCTGATCTCGTTGTCATTAATCAAGCGGATACGTGCCTCTGCGATCTCACGATCAGTGAATCGGCCTTCATCTAGACCTTTCCTGATCTGTTCCTCAAGGAAACGGTTCGCATCAGAGCGAGAAGCGAAGCCTCGAAGGAACTTCTGAGTAGCTGCGTTACGTACACCACGCTTGGTGACTGGTACAGTCTCTTTAACCACGTATTCAATACCCTTATTGATCTTAGGTACGTAGCCAACCTTATAATGTGTTACCTTTTCAGGCAAACCTTGCAATCGTTCACGGTTAACGAAGATGTAGTCAACGTATTCGTCGCTACCATCGGCATGTGTGACACGATGTTCCTTAGATGTGCGTACAAGTACACGCCCTGAGTTGTATTCCTGCTCAATCAGCTCATCTGTAATGTCCAGTACCTCACCAGTACCCTCATCATAGGCGGAAGCGCCAGTGTTAAGGCTGCGGTTACGGAAGGACTGCTTAGCTGCGGTGTCTGAGTCCAGCATACGCACTGCAACATTACCATCATCGCCCAAGTCAACAGCATTCTCGAATCCATTCAGCTGTAAGCGGCGGCGTACCGCCCAGTTCTCCATAATCCAGAACTGATCAGCGATTGTACGGTTGCGGTAGTAGGATTCTACAGCACGTGGGTCAGTCAGATCAAACTCTGCTGCCAATTCCTGCTGCGTATACACATAACCACGTGTACCATCCTCATTGTAGCGTGTATCTCCCTTGAGTAGAGCCTCTTCCACCTGCGAACGCAGTGGTTTGTTGCCCTTAACAGGGGACCATGCCTCATCTACTACAGTCTGCAAGTGATCTTGGAAGCCTGCGGCTACATCCTCAGTCACACCTGCTGTCTTGAAGCTGTCATTGAAGTCTGCACCATCTGTCTTGGTGAAGCCCCAATATGCAGGGGAGCCAATACGGCGCTCTGTTGGAGTGGACCGCTCAGTGGTAAGCTTGAAGTTGCCATGAGAATCGGTAGTAAACACAACGTCTTCCGTCTTGTGTGCAGTCATACCCTTGGTTTTATTCAGCTCAGCTACTACATCCTCCAGCTCTGCAACAAGCTTGCGCTTCTCTTTGCTGCGTGCAGGCGCTGCTTCGATAGCCTTCTCAATCTTATCTCGTTTCGTTCTCAGCACGTTTCGTGCAGCTGGGGTAATGGCATCACTTGATACTAGATCGTACGTTGCACGGAAGCCTACGTCGTCCTCGGCTACAATACGCACGTTACGCACCTGTACTTGCTCGTTAAGCGTGTCAGATTCGCGTGCAAGCATGCGTTCTTCCCAGTTCTTGATGAATGCTTTCTTCTCATAGCGGTTCAATGCACCAGCTCGCATAAGCGATTGGTCATCTACGATGCTACGGGTTAAGCCCTCAGCCTGACGCTGGAACTCATTCAATCGTTGGGATACATCAGGAGCTAAGCCTGCTGTGTATGATGGGTTACGCATAGAACGGTCTACTGGCGCAGCATTCATGGCTACGGTAGCACGGTCTACACCTGTTGCGGAAGCAATGGTATCGTCTGCCGCTGCTGCAATGGTAATGTCAGCTGCACGGCCTGTATCACCCATGTCACCAACAACCTTAGCTGCGTTGTTACCACGCTTCAAGCCTACGGCTGTGTGTCCAATCATACCAGTGACTAGCTTTGCAGGTAAAACATCCGCTGCACCCAGCAGAATGTCCATGATCTTATCTGAGTTCAGACGATCAGCACCCTCTGGGTCAAGGAAGCGTAGCAGAATACCAGCTGCCTTCAGAGTGTTCTCATCGCTGACACCAGCGGTAGCTGTTGCATCCAGCACACGCTTAGCAATCTCTGGAAACACTTCAATCTTACGCTCAGCAGGCAGAGCCTGATAGTCGATGATGAAAGCTTCAGCACTTGCTGCATTAGTCCAGTTCATACCAGAAGTGTCGATGTCCGTAATGTCCTTTGCAAGACCGAAGGGTAGTAACATACCGCCGATGTCTGCGGCACGATCCCAGAAGCCTTGTCCTTCCAGCAATTCGGCAATGGTGTTACCCGCTGCCATGCGTGCAACCATCTCCTTCTGCACACGTTCGTTAATATCAATAGGGGCTTGCACTGCCACTGCTTCGACTACCTTCTGCTCCTTGGCGGTCTCACTCTGGGCTGCTTCCGAGCGGCGCAGGTTCATAAGGTCCACTGCTTTAACAGCATCCGTGAATGTTTCAGGGCTGTTGTCCAAGTGGGTTTGTAGGGTGTCTTCTAGTTGGCCCTGCACTGCCTGCTCATGAGCATCCGCACCTTTAAGGTACGTCTGATCTGAGTCTTCCACCATCTCGATGGATGCTTGGTCAGGGCTACGCTCTGCGTCGCGAAGGATAAGGGACTGGGTTGCTTTAAGCTGCTTCAAGTCTGCACTGAGTGCGGGAGTAAGCTGCTCAAAGATGTCCACCCCATCAACTCCACCTTGATCAACTTGGGAAAGGTCGAAGTCTGCCATGTGTTCTCCTTAGAATAAGTTCTGAATACCGCGTAGGTTCTGCTCGTTGCTGAAGATACCTGAGATACCTGCAATGCCACCAAACAATGCACCCTGCTGGGCACCTTGGCTCTGGAAGTTAGCTGCTTGGTTCAGGAATCCTACACGTGATTGTTCGAGTCCGAACTGCTGACCACTGAAGCCTACTGCACTTCCTACGTCAGACTGAATACCACTTGCTGCACCTGCAACACCCGAAGCACCCGGAGCACCAACACCAAAGCCTGCGGACACAGCCTGTGCACGACGTACGCGGGACTGCGCAAGTGCTTGGCGGATGTTACGCTGACGGCGTAGGGTTGCTTGGCGATTCTGTACACGTGCTGCTTGTTCTTGGGCTGCTCTTGAGCGCCGTGCAGATCGTGCCTGTCGCTGCTGGCCGATGATACTAGCACCGGCAGATGCAATCGTGGCAACTGTTGCGATAGTTGATAACGCTGCCATTTTAAATCCTCTTAGTGTACACCACCTCTGTCTGCTCAAACTCCAAGCTCTCCAATAGGGGGCTGTAGTTTAACTTAGGGGTGACTGTGAATGATAGATACTTGACTCCGTTGTTCTTACAGACGGCTACGGCATGCTTCACGATACTCTGTGCAATGCCGGCTCTGCGATAAGCAGGGTCTACGTACATAGCATTCTCTGCTGCCATGTAACTACCCTTGTGGTTAATCATCTCCGAACATAGGAGAATCAGGTAGCCTACAAGCTCACCCTCATCACGTGCTGTGATTACGAGAAGTGAACCGATCTGCTCCATTGTTAGTAAGCCCTCGATGTCAGGGTTGAATTCTTCCTCATCAAGCGGAGCGTACTTCAACTCCTCCCACTGCAACGCGGCAAGTGGCTTGATCTCATCTTTCGTAGCGTCAAGACTTTCAATTGCGTATTGAACTTCCATTAGTCCTCCAATATACTATATATATATAGCAGCCTCCTAAAAGGCTGCATATAAGGTATTAATATATTTTAGACAACAGGAATCAGGAATAGTTCAATCTTTCTTCGTACGTCTTGTCTTCGGTTGCTTCTCTGCATCCTGTCGTAGATACTCCTTCACTCTGTGTAGAGCTGCTGTACGATCAGAGAATGTACCCTGTAGAATCTTAGGCAGGGCACCGCCTCCTTCAAGCTTGATCTCGAACAATGCCCGCATGCCTACTGGCACTGCGAGAATTCGTTTACCCCCTCGGGTTAATCCTAGTTCTGTGCACTGACGGTTTACGGCCATAGTCTGCTACCTCATTATCCTGAACGACTCTGCGTTCTAGTTGTTTTAGTCGAATGTATTGACGGCGAGCATTCTGCTCTGCCTTCTGGTTTGCTTCCTGCTTGATGTCCAGTGATGCTACGCTCAGTGCTTCGTTCAGCAACAGAGGGAACATACGTGCTGGTAGGTCTGGTGTGAATGTGTCACTGACTGTCCATACTGGTAGCACCTCCGCAAGCATTGTGCTGCGAGTTGCATCAATACCGGACGTATCATTGGCTGCATCGTATGCATTGAACACAATGGTTTCCTCGTCAAAGGATGTCCACTCCGTAGGCGTACGATCACGGTACACACCGATGGTCACACCATCATTGATAACCACACCCTCGATGTTTGAGAGGGAGGTATCCAAACGCTGTGCTTTATCAAGGAACTCACGTGGGGGTACATACCGTACCTCATCCATACGACCGGTGTTGTAGTTCCAGTAGCGCAGTAGTTCAATGTGCATCACATCTGTAGGTAGGGTCAGCTCTGCAACATTTGTACCTGCATCTAATGTGCGGATACGGTGCTTCAGGAACTCCCAGCTACGCCGAGCAAGAATCTCGAAGTAGGAATCCTCAAGGATTTCTGCTACCTGTACAGACTCAATGCTCTCATCGTAGGTATCTACCTCATCGCTATCCATGCGGCTCATAATCTTTTGTACCATTTCAAGTACTGTCATCTTAGCCATTCATCACTCCCGCGTCTCTGCTTCAAACGGAACACCCCAGCCTAACAGCTCGAAGTCTTTACCATCTGAGGATTCAAAGCGGAGGACCAAGGCTTTGCCTCGACCTCTCACTTTATTACGAGTCTCAATGACTGAGTAGCCATAGTCAGCCTCGACATTATTAGCACGAGCCAGTCGCTTCGTCTCGTATAGCCACACCTCTGCATTGGTAGTCCAGAGTCCTGTGTTGCTGTTAACTGCGAAGTCGAACTTGCCTCGTAGGATACATGAATTAGTTGCACTAGGTGTCATGTTGTCACCTTCACACCGATCACTGCGGAGTCTGCTGTTGATACATCCCATGCTGTTGAGGTGTCAGGGTTAACATCCTCGATGTCAGTGTACACCTTATAGGCTACGGTTAGCTGGTGCTCAATGCCCTCGATCTCAGTTGATCCTACCTTCAGGGTGTTCTTGAATGCACGAGAGATTGTATCAGACTTCTTGGCACATGTGCTCACCTGTACACCAAAGACTGTGGCTGTTACACCGTTAGCCCCTGTGGTGAAGGAGTGCTGTGCACCGATAGAACCGTTCTCGATGTATGAGGTATCGTCATCAATAGTGAAGTCCTCATCCACCGCCTCGTGTGCGGTAGCTGCGCCTGTGGTTGTGAAGTCAGTGTGCGTGTCGCTTGCTGTTGGGTACGTAGTGATTACACGAACGTCACCGAGGTAGTCATTGTTGGAAGTGCCTGAGCTATCCAGCAAGTACATGTCGTCATACCGTACGTCATCAAAGCCTGCGATGTTGGAACCCAGCTTGATCTCAGCAATGTCATTCTCAGCACCATCTGTTGTGTCACCGGAGAATGTGGCTTCTACTACACCATCCACCCTGATCTCAATTGTACCGCCGGAGTTCTTAGGTACATACTTAACCTCAATGAACTGCCATGTGGTTGCACCAATCAAACTGTTTGCTGTGGATGCTACGACAGTAGAGCCGCCACGATAGAGGTCGAACCCACCACCAGCATTAAAGCCCACACGGCCAATCTCTACACCACCGCTGTCTAGGAACTGCATCACTGTGTGGGCAGAACCTGCGTTCTCCGTCCAGTATGCAATACCCCAGACACAATCAGCGATAGCTACGTCTAATGTTTTGTTAACTGTGACACCAAGGTTCGTACCTGTGAATGCCATAGCGCCATTGCCAAAGCGACCCAAGCCATCTTGAGGGGCCACACTTGCGATCACGTTGTCCCACTTGTACTCTTCAGTATGGTAGTGGTCAAAGCCATCAATAAATACTAATGCCATGTTGCCTCCTTAGTTGGAAACCAGAGTTTCTTTAACGGTCTGGGTCACACGCATATCAGACAATGCCTGCACCAGAGTTTCTTGTACTGTCTGCGTTACACGGAAACCACTTGAGAATGTAATCAGAGATGGTAGTTCGTAGTAACTGCCTGCCTTGAGTGACTTCGATTCAGGACTGAAGTAGGTGAACACATAGGTAGGCTGCTTGTTCAGCATCGCATTACCCTGCATTTCATAACCAGTCTCAAGGAAGCTGGTATAGTTCGCACCGATACCATCAATCTTATACCAGTCATGCCAGCTACGAGAGTAGAACTCAGACATGGTTAGGTCGTAGCGGTCAGCGGTGTCACTGTCAATCACTGTCAGAATCTTCCATGAGGAGATGTCTGCACCACTGAAGCCTGTGGCTGTCACTGTCACATCGACTGCACTCACTGTCACTGTCACACCACCTACTGTCACATCCTCGGCTACGTCACCTGATGTAAAGGGGAGTGTCTTGATGATACCTACCGCGAACGGTGCATCACCCGCAACAATGTCTGTGATGGAGTATTTATACCATGCCCCCAGTTGGGTGTCAAGGATAAGTACGCCATTGGCTTTCCATCGGTCAGTTATACCATCGTAGCCAGAGTCTGTATTGTACAACCATACGGCTTTCTTCTCTTCGGTAATGTACGCGCCTCGTGCGAAGCGGCGTTGGATACCACCGATAAGTAAGTAGCCAGTCTGGATTGTGTTACGTGTCAGGTTGGTTGGATTGTACTGCCCTGAGATTTGATCAGGTGCTAATGCAATGATGCCTGCATCAGACCAGTAGATGAATGTACCATCTGCCTCGATCACTGTCTCTGAACCAATACACCCGATGTCTGTGATCTTAGTCACAGCGAAGTTAGTTGCTGAGAACTTACCATCGCTACCACCGATCATCCATACACCATTACCGGCGAACACTAGCACGCCTGACTGTGCTTCCATCATGTTGAAGATTTGACCAGCATTCGGGATAGGGATCAAGCCACCATCCGTATCGAGCAGGTCATTGAAGTCTTCGGCTGTAGGGTCTTGCTCCTGATAGCAGCGTCCAGCTTTGTCTGGTCGTGTTAACTGCTGGGAGAAATACACGTTACCTGTCTTCTCTTGTGTGAAGATGCCAGCCCAGAACACGCGGCCATTGTGGAAGGCCACCGTCTCAGGCCGTGTAGTAATGATCTCGTTAGTTGCGCCAATCAAACCAGTAGCGGCGTTGCGATCAATAGCAAAGGCATCGACCACGAAGTGTCCGGTTGCTGCTGGTGTGTTACCAAACGTCTGCTCCAGCAATTCATTCTTATCAAACTCCAAGTCACCAGAAGTGTTGGTAGTGATACCGATGAAATGAATGTCAGCTTTACTAGGCCACTTATCGACAGCCGTCAGGGTAGATACCGCTACGTTAGGAACCTCACCAGTAAGGTTGGTCTCTTCCGTAAAGGAGTTGATGCGGTCAATAGGCCAGCCTGCATTCAGCAGGTCATATACATGAGGCTCTGTCGCAGTGACAGGACGCTCATCGTTAGCGCGTGTACGGTTGTTTGGATCGCCTTCAAAGTCACGGACTTCGATGTCAACCTGAACAGCCGATAGTGTAGTACCATCGTACTCCACATAGAAAGGGTTGATGTAACGGCCACATACAAACAGCTTGCCCAGACCTGATGCTACTTGGACAAGTGCCTTTGGTGCACCCTGTGTATCCACAATGAATGGGGTCATATCAATCGTACCCACCAGCGTAGCTGATGTGGCATCACCATTCATGCGATGAAAGCGCAGTGTAGTTGCATGCTGTGTTACTGTAAAGGTAAGACTACCAGAGCCACCGACGTTTAGCCACTCGAAGAAACCAACAGCCATCTCCTGTCGTTCAGCTAATGTAGCTTCCAGACCGAACTTGGCGAACTGCTGCTCGAAGTCCAGACCCGGACGCCGACGGATAGAACCATCGACATCCAGAATCACGTTGTCCAGATCAAGTGCGGAGTTCTCAGGGAAGCCTGTAGGTGTCGCTTCGGTGTTCCAACCTTTTACAAAGGTGAAGTATTGCTTTGCTCCACGACCTCTAGGCATGGGAACCTCCTATTAGTTGATGCGGCTGATTGCGCTGGATACAAGAATGTTTGTCGTATCTGTGTTGTTCTCTACGAACACCTCTAGATAATCATTCTGCGAAAAGTTATATTGCCATACAACACTGATGTTCTGCGGTGAGCCAGCATCTGCTTGGATGGTTGACTTGGAATCTGCAATAACAGTACCGTTAACAGCAACGTATGCACTCAGAGTTTTGTTAGTACCGGCAGAAGGCTCGATGGATAACCGTGCTGTGACTGGGGTTGTGAAGTCACGTTCCGCGTTATAGGTGCTACGGCCAGCTGTGGTGCTTGTGAAATGGGAGCTGCCCTCATCTACCCATGTACCAGCTACAAGTACTGGTGTGTTTGCAGCACTGATAGTGGTTGCGGTTGCGTTAGCCTGCATAGAGAGCAAGGCATCTGGGCGTGTATTTGCAACGCCTGCGTTGCCTGTGAAGTCCCAGCGGTAGTCATCGCGAGTGATACCAGACAGTGGGGTCGCACCACCACCATTCAAGGTACAGCCGGATACTGTTGCAACAGACCCTGATGTGACGTTAGCATTACTTGCAGCACCCTTGAGGGCAATAGTACCAGACACACCGATAATGGAGTAGTCAGTGACCTCAATGGAAGCAGCTACTGCTGTATCCATGTCGATGCCTACGTACGTTGCAGATGCTGTGGACGCCACAACCTGACGGACAGAGATAACCTGCCAGCCTGTTGCACCACTAAACGTAATACCATCCGTTGAGTTAGTAGTATCGAGGAAGCTACCACCAACAATCTGTACACCAAAGCAGCTAGTGAATGAGCCGATACTCTGATACTCAGTACAAGAGAAGTTATTCAGGGATACAATAGATGTACCCGGAGTACTATCAGTGATGTCAAAGATAGGGCCATTAGGGGCCGCAACATTAATGTTACTTACTTGGAAGCTTGCGTCACCACCTACGAATAAGCCGGAGGCCGAGGTAGTCTTAAGCTTCGCACCAAACACAGTATTGCCTACAACGGCACAGCCTGCGGCTGGTGTTAGTGTCTCTGCGATTGTAATGTCAGCGCCAATCACATACGCTGTGCCTGCTACTAGGGCACGTGCACCCCCTGAAGCGGCTGGTAAATCGGAAGATGAGTTAACGTATACGACGTTATTGGATTGAACCAAGGTTGCTAGTGTTGACCACGTACCGGAACCAGCACCGTTCGAAAGGTATACTTGGTTCGCAATCGCGGCAGCAATGCCCTTCGGCTCGTGAATATCTGGATCGGTGATCGTTGAATGCTCAGGCATTGTATTCTCCTAACAATAAAAAAGGGGACCGAAGCCCCCTTATGAATTATGCACGGTCATACAGAGGTGTGTAAACAACCTTCAGTACAGCTTTACCAGCAGTGTAAGTGCCGGTTGCAGCAATAACAACCTGACCTTCGGCAGTACCGATGCCAGCAGTGTTATTCACCAATGCGCCATCACACAGCACGGTCTCGCCAACTGCGTCGATAGCAGCGGTTAGTACAGCAGCGTCGATGCCGTCAGCATCAATCACAGTACCGTCAGGCTGGTTAAGGCCGATGTTATAAGAAGTACCACCAGCAAATGCAGTGATCACTCGTAGAGTCGCCTCTTTGATGTGAGCATTAGCAGGGATGCGGTGAATAGCTTCATCCAAACCATTGGTCGGTAGGTCGTCGTAGGAGAATGCAATCTCCAGAACTTCCTCATTATGGTCGCGTTGGTACTTGGAACCAATCACATCCTCGATTTCACGAGGGCCGTAATGAGTAGCAGCACGACGCTTGGAGCCAGCGGTAGCGCCAGCGGTAATAGATACGCGAGTCATGTTTCTCTCCTAATCTGTGGAAGAAGGGGCCGAAGCCCCATCAATTATACTTGGTCGGTGTCAGACAGCATGACAACGAGGTTCTCATCACGTACCAGACCAGTACCCCAGCGTGCGGTGGTGGCTACCTGCAACTCCTGCTTGATCAGCGGGTTGTCGGTTTCCATCATTGGACGGCGACGCCATGCCAGTACGAACGGCAAGATAGACTCTCGCGCCATAGACATGAAGATGTTCGCCTTACCCGCAGTGGTGGTCACGGAGTTGATGGTCTCGTTTGCATCCGGCAACAGGTTGGTCTCGATCACGTCGAAGCCATATACGTTCTTAACGAAGCGCATGTTGTCGGTCAGACCTGTCTCGATGATACCTTCCCAACGTGGGTTGTTGGAAACGTTCACGAGGTTGGTGGAAGTCTCCAGAGCGTAAGCTACGGATGGGTCCACGAATGCTACCAAGCCGGTAGTTGGAACCTTGGCTTTCTTCAGAGCATAGCCTGCATACGCAAAGTCTGCTGGGGCCATAGTCTCGTTAGTGCCAGAGGCTACACGGCGATGGTCTACACCGTTGATTTGGTTAGCGTTGGAAGCACCTGCGAACTGCTGCATGGCCAGAGCCAAGATGTCAGTTTCGAAACGCTCCATGATAGCAGCCGCCTGTTCAACAGGGATGGTTGCCATTAGTTCAGAACCCCACATGGAATCCTCAAGCAGCACTTTGGAAACAGAGTTCGCTGCTACTACTGGATCATTCATTGTGATGGTTACTTCACCAGTATCCAGTGCATCGAATGTTACTTCAGCACCTTCGGCCAGATCGCGCACAAGCGCAGTACCGATGGATGGCATGGTGAAAGCAGAACCATCAGGGAAATCCAGCTGTCGTACAAATGGTACACCTGTCAGCTGCTCGTGCAGAATCTCCTCAAGCTGTGCTTGCCAGAGTTCGGAACGAATCAGAGAGTCGGTGTTGGTAGTAATGTTACCAGACATATGTTATCTCCTTAACTATTCTCTTTCATGAGTTGTGCTCTCCACTGTTCACGGAACTTCTGTTCGCGGGTAATCTCACCGCGCTTGTACCGTGCTTCAGGGGAAGCCTCGTCATCTGTATGTGTTTGTAAGTTTGGTGCACGGTGTGTGGATGTTGGAGTTGCTGAAGGTGCGCTATGCGCCTTAGCATCAAACAGTGCCAGTACCGCGTCTGGCGACGTGGCAGATAGTGTATCAAGGTTGACGCCCAATTCCGTAGCGCGTGCTACGTACACATCATTCACCTTGTCTCCATACTTAGCGGTTAATGCATCACGTACCTTGTTGACGTTAGTCTGCTGTGTCGATGTAGCCTCACGCTCTGCGAGCAACTTAGCTACTACATCCTCTACATTTGCAGGCTCCACAGTCTCGCCTTGTTCCTGTGGTTCAGGTTCAGGCTTACCGTTGAGTGCTTCGAGGACTTTATCTACGGCTGATTGCTTAGAGGATGCAGCTTCGAGCTGCTCACGTAGAGCGGCAGTCTCTTCTTCTAGACGGCTGATATGCTCGTTGGCATGGCCGTATGCTTTATCCAGTTCTTCAGCAGAGCCGAACTTCTTACCGTCACCTACATGGAACAGACTTGGCTGGTCATTGGTGTTGGCTGGATCACCCGCCGCTTGGTCTTGCGCTGGGTTATTATCATTGTTGAACAGTGAGTTATCTGTGGTCACAGTTTCTTCCTCAGTCTTTTTCAAATAGCTTTTTGATTTTCTTAAGGGTGCGTCGCTGAGCGATCAGGTCGATCATACGCTCGTTGTACGCAGGCAGTGAGAACACTTCCTCACTATCCAATTTATTCTCTACTTCCTGAAGCTTACGATCCATTACCTTTTCAAGTAGGGGCATAAGAGCCGTGGCCTCCTCGACCATAGCTCTCTCCTCATCTGTCAGGTAGTTAGACCGACTCAGGCGGTACTTCGGATTCGTCACCGTTGAGTGTGCCATCGGTCATGGACTCCTCTTCGAGTTGCTCTGCGCCAGCTTGCATGAGGCGCTGAGATTCAAGGTCTTCCATTAGGCCAACATTATCGCGGAACAGTTTGAACTGATCAGCAGATAGCAGGTCTTCGACGATACGTGCCAGTTGTTTCCGGCTCATATGTGGTGCGATGATCTGTCCTAGCTGGCTATTGAATACCATGTTTAAGTTCTGTAATGAGTTAGCTTGTTTCTCGAACAGCATACTACCACGTGCATACATCTTGCCGGTAGCAGTAATGTCTTCCTTAGTAATGTCGATGAACTGATCCACACCGAACGTAGTGTCCTGCATGCGGATAGTGTCAGCACCGTCTAGGTTACGGCGTGCCATCTCTAAGAAGTCATTCAGGATGTCCTCAAGGAACATCTCGAACTTGCGTACCTTGTTACGGAACAAGCGGTTAGCTGCATTGTCAAGTACCTGCACCTCGAACTTAGTCTTCTCGCCGGGGCTTCTCATGCCCATAGCTTCACGCGGTGCACCAGCCAGTTCTTCCATAAGGCTCATGGTCTGTGCGATCTGAAGGTCAGCTGATAAGGCAGTCGTGTCAGGTCGTAGGTGCTGTACCGTACCACCCTCGGCTACAACATAACGTTGGCCCGGAGCGCCACGAACACCGAAGAACTCTACGTCGCCAGTCTCTACCACAGTTGGGTTAGCGATCTGGTCGAACACATCTGCTTTCAGGTTCTCAAGCTTATCAATCTTGTACTGCATGCCCACTAGGTTATCAAGTGGACCCATGCCCATCAGGTTGTCTGGACGTTCACGCCATGCACTGTAGTAAATGTATGGACGGCCACGCCAGTTCTTAACAGGCTCTTTGCGGACTACGTGTACACGGTCCACAACAGTAATCATATAGTTCTCTAGGAACTCGCCAGTATCAACGTCATACCAGTCACCGTAGAACTCAAGCACTTCAACCAAGTCTGTGTTGTAGTACTCAGTGATAGAGGAGAATCCGTCTGCAATATACTGACGGGACTTATCCATGTCAGCCTTTGCAACTTCCTTGGCTGATCCCCGGATAGCTACGCGGCGTGCGCGCATCGCATTCAGGGTTTCCTCAGTCCATGCGGTATCCTCTGGGTTTGTCTTAGACTGCTTGACTAGCTCACCCATACTCAGTAGGGAGCGGATGATCTTAGGTGAATTCTCGAATGAAGTCGCAGCGATATTGAATACAATGTCGTGCGGTGAGATACGTTCCAGTCGTGGGCCAATGTAACCCGGCACTGTTAAACCCGCTTCGTCAATGTGAGATTCATTCACATAGTTCAAGCGGCAGTAGCATACGCCTTGCTGAATCCAGTCATCAACGAGTGCATCAATGATTTGCATCGAACCATTCAATCGCATTTTAGTGCGGACATAAGACTCAATAGAGTTACGTTTCTTGAATGCGCCTTCAGTCTTCTCCTCCATCTCCCAGTTAATCCAGTTGGGATCAGAGAACATATGACTCATGTAGTTGGCTTTAAGGTTCTGTGCAATCTGTGATAGCTTAGGTGTGGTGGTGGAATTCTTGAACGGTAACGTACCAGCAGTAGTAGTGCGGGTATCCGTTGCATACAGGAAGTTACGAAGCTCTAGGCGTTCCTCTTCCCATGTGTGTCGATCACGTTTCCACGCATCATACTTAACAGCAATCTCGTCAGCGATCTGGTCCGGCGATAGAACAGCGCCTACATCCAATGTATTAGCAGCCATGTTACATCATGCCTCCGAATCGTGGGTGAAATTTAATAGCAGTTACATTGTCAGAGCGTCCCAAGGAAGATGACGGCTTATGAATATTGCCAGACACAATGATAGCAAGAGTATCTTTGATGTCATCGTGCGGTGGATTCTCAAGCATCAGCTCCTCTTCCAGCATACCACAGTAGCCACCCTTGTAATGAAACATCTGCATGTTCTGGTAACGAGGTTCCAGAGCAGCAGAGATACGTTCTTCCTTCGCACCCATGTACTTGTTCGGGCGGTGGGAATCAATCTTCAGGGCCATACCGTTCTTACGCATCTCATCTTTAATGTACTGTACGATAGTCTCCTGTGCCACACTAACCTCGGCACGGAGCATCTTGAACTCCCACTTGTTGTGCATCGCTACGATGTTCTTGAAGTAGGTGTCCATCTTGTTTGTCTTGAATCGTTCGATGTCCAACACATAGATATTGAACTCGGCATCAACGCCGATCACTACGATACAAGTGGAGTCGGCCTTAGCCGATTGACTGAATGCAAAGTCAATCCCCGCATATACGTTAAGACGCAGCAAGGAATCCCCATGGCCATCAGCTTTGTAGAACCAGTTACCACCCTTCTGTACAAGACGACGCTGGTCGTAGTACTGGAAGCGGGTACGGTCAATCCGCTGATTCTCCATATCGTTCGGGTTGTTGTAGTACTGCGCAAAGAACTGAGTCTTGTCTAGGTACTTAGCTTTCTTGATAGCTAGTTCCTCCCAGTCAAACCCGTGGTGTCCCTTGCCATCTGGCGTGAACTCCTTCGGCCACAGGAAGACACCGTTCTCCTCTACTACACGTTCGTAAATGTCGTACACAGGTTTCTCGCCAATCACCTCGCCCTTGTCACTGTAGATTTCCTGATTCATTTCCTTCAGGTCATTGTAGTGATCAGCTGGGTGGTAGCGTGTGCCTACAGCAAACTCCTTACCGCCGGTAGTCAATACCGATGCGAGCTGGGAACATGCTGCGTTAACCTTGCGACGACCTTCCGCCGTGTATGCATTGTCAGGTACAACCACATCGTCCTTCATCAGAATCTTACAGTGAAGTCCCGTGGTGTTAGTAGTAAGACCTACAGCAAGGACGGTAGCATCTCGAACACCAGCAGCCTTACGGGCTGGGTGATCCACTACGATCTCATTGTTGTTCCAAGTGTGCCGCTTGCCTACATCCTTATGGATCATGTCAGGCCAGAGCAGTTGGTATGTCTTACTCTCTAGAATGTTCTTAATGTCTAACAGCTGCTGCTCAGACAGATACGCCGTAGCAGAAGTGTAGATGATTGTTACGCTCGGATCACGTGTAATAAACCAAGTCGCAAGCACTGCCATGCAGTGTGATTTCTGGTGATCTCGTGGCAAAAGAGCCAATAGGTTGTCCAGAGAGTCGTCATCAAAATTGCCATCATTATGATTCTGCCACCAGTTAAATAGTTCTTTATGGACATCGCCATATAAGCGATGGGGTTCTACGGTGCAAGCAAATGTGTAGAGTGAGGATTCACAAGCATCTCGTAGGTCTTTGAGCTTTTGCGCCGCACTCGCCATGGCTTACTCCTTCTCTTCTAGTTTCGCAATGACAATCTCTAACTTGTGGATTGCCTGCGTCAATTCATGCGAGACTCTGGTGTTGCGCTCAAGCGTATCCTGAATAGGTTTATTCTTGAGGTCAATCATTTCCTTTGTCTCACCCTTAGTATAAGTATCGTCAATACGTGTTGCCATCTTAACCTGCCGTTGCCATAACCAACCGACCGGCAAAAGAATAACCGCAGTTGGCAGTAGCGTAAATGGATCAATCATTCTTTGCCACCCTTGATAACCTCTAACCGCTCGTACATCTCGTTGATGTCGTCACTGTCGTTAGGCTTAACAACTTCCTTATTGGCAGGGCGACCGCGTTTTGTTTCTTTTGCGAGAATGGCTTTAGCAGCAGTGACGTTACCTTCTTTCGCCTGCTCTAGTAGAGTCTTACGAGCGAGTGATTCATCACGGAGCTTTCGTTCGGCATCCCATTTCTCTTTGTGCTGGGCAAACCACTTCGTGTTGCAAAGCTTCTCCCAGTGGGGCCAAGAGCCGAGGAGAGCGATTGCTGCCTCGTACTCAGTGTCGTATGCCATGTAGATAAGGTACATGGACTTCGTGCCTTCCCAGTCCTTAGTCTTCAGGTTGTAAGGAATGTCCTTAACCGGAACCTTGGTCTGGTGGCGGTGTTCATAGAACAGAGCCTGCGTCTTACCAGCAAGCCTTTCTGGAATGGGCAAACTCATAGTTCCTCCTTAGTAACGGCGGTACAATGTGTCCTCGTAGTTGTTACCATCAAAGAACTTATTGCTTACACCAGTGTACTCTGTTGTTAGTTTCTTTTTCATTAGACCCTCACACACTTCACAGTGGATGTCAGGTGTCTCATTCATTCCGTGCTTGACTTCGATTTCGTTGCCATCTGCTTCACAGTGGTAGAGATAGGTCGCCATGCTTTAATCCCATATGTCGCGAATATAACTGAGCCTAGCGTATATTGATACCACGTAGGTACTGTAGCTAGTGCTGCGAAAATAGCTGTTCCCCAAGGGGGATAGATGAGGGTAGCGAGAAAAGGCAATCCTAGTACGATTGCCCAATACTCGTCCTTCCAAGTTTTACTTATGTCTTCCACGGCGTGATCTCCACATCTGCATTGGGGTTGGAAGCACCCAACCTAGTATGGCGAATGCCGTAAGGGCATAAATAAAATGAGGGGGAATGTTCGTGAAGCTGACCTTATCAGCCTTAATGTCACCGTCGATGTTTGTCTCGACCTTACGACTATCGGTGGTTACTTCCACCTCACTGTGCTCCCCAACCTCTATTTCTGTTTCGACCTCTGTCTTACTCTGGTCTCCTACAACCACCTGCTTGTTAGCCTCCTTACCTACCTGCGCTGAAACGGAAGGACCGCCACCGCTAAGGGAAGGGGCTGCAAGCTTAATGGCGTCTAGGGCGCTACACCCAGACAGTAGGGCAACCAGCACAAGTGCAGCTGCCTTATTCATTACTCTGGCTCCGTGCCGATTACATCGTAGCGGAACACATCATCATTAACTTGGTCACACACAAACAAAGACTGGAAGCTACGGCCAAAGAAGCAGGCGGTAGGTGAGCTTGCTTGTGCCTCTGTGTTCAGTATCATCTGGTCAAAGGCTGAGGTAGATACATCGAAGCCTGTAGATAATACATACTGGAAAACCTGATCAGTACCTGACTGGGTTAGCAGCATCACTGTGCCGTCTTCGTTAAATGCAGCATCCTGAATATCACCGATGCCTGCTACGAAGGAGTCCACAAAGACTGCTGAGGAAATGTCCCATGCAGTGGATAGGGTGTACTCGTTCACATCGTCACCGGCACGACCGGAGACAAACATCTTAGTACCGTCAGTATTAAAGGCTACACCACTACCAGCTGTCTCTTGTGTTGCTACAGAGAAGGACGTGCCACTATAAGAAGCAGTTGTCAAATCCCACGCAGTAGATAAGTCATACTGGAATACAGCATCAGCAGTAGAGCCTACGACGTAGAACTCTGTACCATCAGACTTGAAGAACATCCCCTCGGGAGTGGCCTCCTGTGTGGTTACACTGAACGTGTCAGTCTGTGTAGCAGTAGTTAAGTCCCACGCTACAGTCATAGTCCACTGCTCAACTACATCAGTAGAGTTGCCGAGCACATAAAGCTCAAGGCCATCACTCTTTAGATACAGAGCCTGTGGTGCTGTGGTGCCAATGGAGATAGAGTTGCTTGCATACGATAGGCCACGGATGTTACCGTTAGGGTATTGTACGCCGCCAGCTCCTGCGCCAGCGCCTAAGCTATCTGATAGGTTTGCGCCGCCAACGGACGCGCCGCTAACAGCCATCTTATCGTACCGCTTGGATAGTGGTCAGGGTTACTGAGCCAGTACCAGCTGTTACGTTAACACGGATACCTGCAACGGGATACGCATAGTTGCCATCCTGATTAGCTACGGCGTCTACCAGATCGGTAGCGTCGTGATCGAACCAGTTGGAACCATCGAATGTATGCTGGACAGTGTATGTAACTGTACCAGAGACTACCACACCAAAGCCTACTTTGAAGTTGTGGTGGCCAAGAATCTTTACTGCGTCTGACTGACCAGTGCCAGTCTGTGCTACTGTCTGTACGTTCATGTCAATCCTCTTATTTAATTTCTACAAAAACGTAGTTTCCTACGAATACCGTAGCAGCAACGTCATCGTTCGTATAGCGCATAATGTATGCAGTGTTGGGAGAAAGCTTCATGAAGTTACCTTCCGCTGCCTCTGCCTCTGACTGCTTCGTGGTTTCTACGTGTGTGATATTAAATAGCAAAGTGCCAACGTCGCTGACAGTAGTTGCCTCTCCAGTTGTGAATCCAGAAACGTTTGTAGACGTGCGATTCATATTGACTGGGGTTGTATCTGTCGATGCTGTGATTGTAGAACCCTCATATAAAGAGAAGGTGTAATCACCGTCGGTCTTGCGGGTACGGATGAACTCAATGAATACTGGGTTGTCGCCCGTAGTTACATGTACATCAAAAGAATTGCTAGTGAGTATACTGCCACTAACTACTTCTGCGAAGTAAGCACAACCGTTAAGCAAGCTTGCTGGACGGGTCGCGCTATTATTCTGGCCCTTATAGAAGGCCAATGCTTGGGAGTTTAGATCGGCTCCTGCCATTGCATACCTCCTATAAATGAAAGGGGAAGGGGCTAGGCGGCCCCTCGGGGTAGTAGTGTGGAGGACTACTTACGGATAGTTCTGGCTGGTATAGTAGGGGTCGAACCTACATCAACCTCATTAACAGTGAGGCGCATTACCCGTTATGCTATATACCAAAATTGGTGTCCCCTATCGGAATCGAACCGATGTCTTCCGGGCTTCAACCGGACGCTCTACCACCTGAGCTAAGGAGTCAGAATTAGGGTGGCTTTCGACGGAGAGGTGCCACAAACCTCTACACTGCCCATCATGTCGTAACATGCATTGGGGGATTAGCCCAACAGGTAGATAGGATCACCTCCTCGTGTACGCACAGCCTAAGCTGTGGCCATTGAATTCTGGTGGGGGAAGCAGGACTCGAACCTGCGTCTCAATATATTACGGGGTTACAACCCGTTCCCGTTGCCGCTTGGGTATTCCCCCTTACCCTACATTAGACAACACAAAAAGGGAAAAGTTCAATTTATTTTTCCTT